ACCAGGTGTTAGCCGGTGCTTGGGGCACTGGTGATGATCGCCGCAACCGTTTAGTTGGGGCAGGGTACGACTACAACGCCGTACAGTCAATTGTTAATCAAAAACTGGGTCAAACTAACTTGGGCAAAAAGTCCAATGAAGAGATTGCTAACCAAGTCTTGCAAGGGTCTTGGGGCAACGGTCCAGAGCGCAAACAGCGCCTTGCTGCAGCCGGTTACGATTACGGCGCAGTTCAAGCAATAGTAAATCGTAAGTTAGGATTGTAAGCATATGTTTTTTGCGGCAATTACAAACGCCCCAGTAGTGGTATTTTCACTTGATTGGGCAATAGTTATACAAATCGTTTTGGCTGTGGTGCTGCCTATCCTGGTGGGTCTGGTGACTACACGGGTTACTAAAGGCTCAACCAAAGCCTGGCTGCTTGCCGGTCTCACGCTGGTCACCTCATTGGTTACCCAAGTGGGCGTTGCAATAGCCAACGGTACGCCGTTTGACCTGGGGCTTGCGCTTCTAGCCGTCATACCGGCATTTGCAATATCTGTAGCCACGTATTACGGGCTATGGAAGCCAACCGGTGTTGGTGAAAAGATGCAAGACGTTGAAGCCACTACGCTACCTAAGTTCAGATAACACGATAACCAAAAAAGCCCCTCTCGCAAGTGGGGCTTTTTTTATTGGTCAGTGTTTGTTTTGTTGTACTGAATACATTTATTGTACAGGCGCTGGCTTCACATAGTCAAGTGACTTGCTGCCCTTTTCGGTGTTGCAGTAACTGCAGGCAGGCTTTAAATTATCAAGGTTAAAGCGCAGGCTTGGGTCACGTGACCGGCTAACAACGTGGTCTAGCGTCAGGTGCTTTATATCAACGCGACCAGGACACCAGGGGTGTATCTGCAGGTAGCATTGCCAGAAGCCATTGGCATCCGGTGGGTTTTTTCTGATCCAGTTAGCACGGGTGATGAACCATTGTTTAGTTGTTTTGCCCACTTTATTTATTGGCTTGGTTGATCGTTTTAATGCGGTCCGCTTGAGCTGTTTTAGTGCGCGTTTTGGGTTTTGATAGCACGCGTATGCAAAATGCCCCATCAGCCCGCAGTGCTTGCAGGGCTTCTTTGGCGTTCGGTCCATAAGTGTAAATACCTCCAATCTGAATAACTTAATTGTACACTATCTGCTTATGTTATAATTACACCATAAACCAACCCATATACGTGGACTACACGGAAAAAAAGGAGAAGATGGAATGGCAGAAGTTACTACAAAAGAATTTGTTGCTAAGATTAGCGACTTAGTACCCAGCGAAGAAAACCCACGTAAAATTGGGCGCAAAGCTTATGAGGCTTTGAAAAAATCGCTGGCAGAGTTCCCAGAAATGAAAAAAATACGCCCCATCGTTATTGATGAGGATATGAACATACTGGCAGGACACCAGCGCCTCTATGCGCTGCAAGAGCTGCAATATGCAGATGTGAACGTGCTGCAGGTCACCGGACTCACCAAGAAGCAGAAGCGTGAGTTTATGGTTAAAGACAATGTAAGCGCCGGTGACTGGGATACTGATATTATTGCCAACCTATGGGATCTTGACGAACTTGAGCAATTTGGTGTGCCAGCATTCAAGCTGCCAGGCTCAGGCGGTAGCGGTGATAGCAACACTGATGCAAGCTATAAAAATCACGAGGTAACTTGCCCAGAGTGTGGGCATCACTTTGTACTTGGCGAACAAGAATAAACCAGGCTTTTTACAATGAGTAAAAAAAGTATTCAGCTTGGTGATGAAATTCAAGACGTAACCGCAAAGGCTACGGGTATTGCTATTGGTCACGTTGAGTACTTGGATGGATCGAAAGCTTGGTTAATGCAGCCAGCATATAGTGAAGATGGCACGCGCATACCGGTTATAGAAGTGCAGGATGCTTACGCGCAAAAAGTGGGTGAGGGCGTGCGTATCGAACCTAAGCCGGTTATGGGCTTTCACGCCAGGCAGGTAAGTAATAATGGTGGCTAAGAAAAAAGCGGCAGATAACCAAAAACCGCAAAAAGTGGTGGCAAAGCCAGTTAAGCCTACCAAAACTGGTGTAGTCAAAAAACCTACCGCAAAAAAGAAGCCAAATAAAAAAGTTGTTCAGCCAAAAATCACTGATGAAATGTTTGAGAAGTGGTTTATGAAAAGGTCGAACAAACAATTTATTCAACTGACCAAAGACTGGAATGAAGAGAACCTAAAAGTACGGCTGACCAAGCAGGATAATTACGATGGCTGGCTTAACTATTTCAAGACACTATCACCAAACGTCATACGCCTGCTGGCTACCACTGGGCTTGATGTATTGCCTACTGAGGGGTATGCTGCCCTGGCATTCTGGCACGACATTATTAGCAACCCAAGCCGCATTAAAAACATTCACCGCGCCGGTCTCACAAACGGTGGCAAGTCAGAAAAGACTATTGTGGATCACGCCAAAGAGAATAACCGTATGGGTGTGCTTGAGGCTATCCGTGATGAGCTGGCAAGCAAACTGCAGCAAGGGGCTGGCGCACGCGATGCCGGTCAGCTATCAGCTCAAATGATGGAAGTAATGACCCAGATTGATGTATACAAACGAAGGCTAGAGCCAAAGGCTGAAACGCCACTGGGCGCGTTGCTATCTGATATGCCAACCATTAAGAACAAACGCCCAAGCGAAAACGGCAAAGGCGCACGGCACACCAGTTTTGCATCAAGAGTAACAATTGAAGATTTGGAGGCAGCAGATGGCAAATAATAAAAAGAAGCGCTACGGCAATCAGAAGCCCCGTATAGACCAATGGAATAACGGCGATATTTGGCTTGCTGATAAAACCATACAGCTGATGGAAGCCTACGGCATTCACCTATTGCTATGGCAGAAGCTGGTAATTTACCGATGGCTGGCAGTGTACTGGGATGATGATTTAGAAAAGTGGATGTGGTCAAACCCAAAAGCCGGTCTGCTTGTGCCACGCCAGAATGGTAAGACAGAGATTATTATTGCCCGTATTATTGGCGGTATGATTTTTATGGATGAAGCTTTGATTTACACGGCTCACTCTGATAAGACTGTTGACGAAGTGAAGCGCCGCGTTCAAAACTTTTTCTATAATGCCAAAGAAGAGGTACGCAACCTGCTTACTGCAGAATTTGATAAAGACCCAAAGAGCCTAGACTACCTGGAATTGCGCGGCGGTGGACGCTGTGTATTCCGCACCAGGACGCGCACAGGTGGCTTGGGTACAACAAATGACACATTGATACTGGATGAGGCGCAAGAAGAGACTGACGCGCAGCAGGAGGCGCTATTGCCAACCATTTCAGCCGGTAAGTCACAGAACCAGCAAATTATACGTGCCGGTACACCACCAAGCGGTGGCGGCAATGGTACGGTATTTATTCGTATTCGCTACAATGTCATTACCGGCAAAGACCACGATACCTGTTGGCAAGAATGGTCAGTTGAGCTTTTAACCGATCCTAGCGATGAAGAGGCGTGGTATGCTGCAAACCCATCACTTGGCTACCACCTGATGATTATGGCGGTCCGAAACGAAGCCAAAGATATGGCGATAGATAGCTTTAATAAAATGCGCCTGGGCTGGATAGCCGGTATTGAAAGCAAGCGTGCCATTAGTGATGAGCATTGGCAACAGCTGGCAATTGAAAAGGTAACGCTTGAGCCTGAACCGCGCCTGGTCTATTGCATAAAGTTTGCGCCGGACGGCAGCGCTGTGAGCTTAGGCGTAGGCGTTTATATGCCCAATGATACGGTCCACGTTGAAATTATTGAGCGCAGGGCTATGAGTGACGGCACGTATTGGATCACTAATTGGCTGTTTGATAAAAGCAAAGACCGGTGGCGCAAGGCTGCAAAGATAATCATTGACGGCGCAAGTGGCACGCAGCTGCTTGTAGAAGAGCTGGTACGCACTGACCGGCGAATAAGCAAGAAGATACTAACACCCAATGCAAAAGAAGCTGGGGCGGCTTACGCAGCGTTTGACGCGGCAATTATCCAGCGCACTATGACCCACTACGATCAACCGGCATTGAATGGCAGTATTAAGACGGCAAAAAAGCGTAGCATTGGTAAGGACGGTATGTTTGGTTATGCCAGTATGAATGCTGATTTTCAAATTGACCCTACTGAGTGCGCGGCATTCTGTAACTACGGGGCAATGCGATATGCAAAAAAATATAAACCTACCGGTAGTAGCACCCAAAAGGTTATGATATAGTGCAAGGTAGGCTTTAGGGCAGTAAGACACCCTTTAGCTCAGAACTCCAATTCGGCAATAAAAGCGCCCCAGAATGCGAAAGCAGCAGGGGCGTTTTGCTTTTGATATAATCAGCTTATGATTAAAACTTTTGACGGCATAGAAAACAGCATCTAATGGAAGCTGAACCGGACACCACTAACGTGTCATACATTGATGAGTACCCAGAGCTAGAAGAGCGCCTGAGATTGCGTAGGATGGCGCAGGGCAGGCTTTTAGGCAACAAAGCGACTTGTACCGTGATTGTTTTACCAACGCCACCAGACGGCGCGGCATAGCACCCATTGACAAAATAGCGATGATGTGCTAATATGTACTTATGATTAACAAAATCACAAACAAATATTACGAATACAACCCAAACGAATTTCTGCCAATCTTTTATGAGGGCGTACTTGCCAACCGTAAAGAGTTCCACGTTTACAAAACCAAGCAAGCACTTAAGGCTATTGGTACTGCACTTGCCCCAATGGGTAACCGCATTGATAGCTTCTTTGTAAATCATTAACAGAGGTCAGACGGCTTTTTTACATACTATATAGAAATGTTCTTTAAGAACAATTTTATACACTATATAGAAGCACCAGGTAATGAAGCTGTTTTTGCACCTGCTATCCACAGAAAATAGGCATTTATGCACAACCGGCTTGTTAGATTTTTAGCTGTCGTGCTATATTGAAGTACAGACAAATGAATTGGAGGGTACTTATGTCTTACACAGTGAGTGACCAGCGGACTCAAACAATGCTGGAAAAAATAGGGGATGAAGCGGCTAAACTGATTGATAACCAGAGCTTTTTGCCATTCTATCGATCCGTACAAATCAAGCTTGAAAAGGCTGGTAAGGCTGAGGAATGGGGTAAAATGATTGCCCTGGCGCTCACCAAAGAGCAACCCAGCCGGTACTTTGCCAAGCTGTGTAAGATGGTCCGCGATGAAACCTATAAGTTTGTTGAGGCTGTTAAAGAGGTGGCTGGTGATGCTGCCCTATGGCTCAATGACAAGTTGGTTAAATTCAAATTTGGTAAGTATCACAAGTTCTGGGTGCGAAAGGCACAGGAATTTGTAAACGTAAATGGGCAGGCAGGGATGGTTGAGCTGCTTGAATATGCCGAACGCAAGCGCATAAACCAAAAGCAGATGGCTACCGCATTGAAAAACTGCAAACCGCCGCAGCGCTATTACAAAGAAAACGTATTGGGTGCTGCACAGTAATGAAAGTCTTTAGCACATTCACCGGCATTGGTGGCTTTGAGCTTGGGATCGATGGCAGCGCTAGCCGGTCAAAAGTTGAGTAGTGGAAGTGAAATTGACCAGCGTGATATCCGTTTACGAAAAGCATTTTAAGGGGGTGCAGAATTATGGGGATATTACAAAAATTGATGCAGAAGCACTACCAGACTTTGATTGTTTGGTGGGCGGCTTTCCGTGCCAGGCGTTCAGCATACTTGGGCGCGGCAGAGGCTTTGAAGATACCAGAGGCACATTATTCTTTGACCTTGCAAGAATTTTGCAGGCAAAACGCCCTAAATTATTCGTATTTGAAAACGTCAAAGGGCTTACACTACACGACAACAAACGAACTTTCAGAACCATCATCAAAACCATTGATGAGCTGGGGTATGATTGCCAATGGCAAGTTATTAACAGCACAAATCACTCAGTACCGCACAACAGAGACCGGATTATTATTGTCGGACATCTTAGAGGATCAGGTAGACCCCAAGTATTTCCTTTCAGCAGAGCAACAGGCAAAGATAACCAACAATGGGCTTACTGACAGTATTGCAGACCAGGTAATTGCCCACCTAAATGGTGAACCATACGCAAAGCTTGACATTCAAGCATAAGTACCATACAGTGCGGAATGTAAGCAAGTCTTATAAACAAAAATCAACGATCTTGGAGGGTCAATATGAGAGTCTTAATAGCCAAACTAATACTAAAACTGCTTGTGCCAAATGCAAATAAATTAGGTACGCTTGATGCTACCGGCAAAGTAAAGTTCTAGTATTCCACAGCATTAACAGATGAGCGCCCTGACCGGCGCTTTTTTGTTGAACAAAGTGCTTGACTAACTGTAGGGAGTTTTATATTATAGACATAACAACAAACGAATTGGAGGGAAGTTGTGAGCTTGAAAGATAAGATATTTGGTAGTAAGCGTGAACCGCAACAGGTGGATATACCAGCGATTATGCAACCAGAAGAGCCAGTAAATTATAACTCAGTGCTTGATTACTTAGTTGGCTTGAGTGATAAAGATTATCGTAAAATGACCGGCAGTGCTGAGGTCTACCGTAAGGCAAACAAAGATGTGGCTAAAATAGTTGGTATCAAAGATGAACCAACCCACACCCTATTGCCTGAAAAGCCATCAGAAGAGCAAATTGATGCTGAACTTGACGGCTTACTTGAAACGCACCCAGATGATTTGCGTGCGGCACTTGAAAACGAACCAACAGCCGAAAAGCCCCACAAGGCTCAATCAGCCACAACGAAAGTAAAGGAGGGCTAAAAAGTGATTGCCCGAATAAAAAATGTGTTCAAGCAATGGCGCTCTAATCGTCAGCATTTGCGAGAGCTGACGATTAAGCTAGAAGCATTGACTGATCCAACCTTTTTAGATAGGGCGCTGCACGGCGAATGGAAGCTTAACAACGGCATTCACGAAAACTGCAGGTGTGCAATACAGCTATGAAAGCCTACCGCGATTTATTTGGTAAAAAGCTAAACAAAGCTGATGTTACCCAGGCAGTTATTCATACGGTCCGAAGTGGCAACCCATACCCATCACACTTAAGCAGGCATATGGGCATTGGCTTTTTCAAAGCAACACGCCTGGTCAAATTACTTGCAGATGCAAACGTAACGACACCAACCGATAGTAAAAACCGCCGCGTGCTACTCAAAGAAGATGCGGCACTAAACGCTGCATTTAGGCAGCTCAAGAAAGGCAGTAAATAATATGGGCATTTCAGGCAAAGTTGTTAACGGCAGGCTTGTGGTGAAATACAAAGGCACTGAGTACCCGTTAATCAAGAGCAATGCAAAAGCAGTTGAAGCCTACCTACACACCGGCGATGCTGTATATTTGAACGCCCTGGCATCAGAAGAAAACATAGACCGCTTTAGCGGAGATAGGACTTACTAAAATGCGCGAGGTTATTTATTTAACAGCCAGCCGTAACGGTGTTGGCAGTACAGTACGCAAGAACCTACCAACAAATCTTGGGCGTGGTGAAGTGCCTATTAAGGTGACTGTAGAAATCGCTGCAGACGCGTTTGCGCCACCGGTCATTGAACAGAGTATTGTTATTGAAAACCCGTACAAAGGTATTGACCTGGAAGATGTGCATTTCAATGGCAGTGTTATTACTGAGGGTGAAGCTGCACTGATCCGCCAAAAGCGACTTGAAAAAGCTGCAGATATTCTTAAGGCAAACGGTTACACAGTTGAAAAGGATGATAAGTAGTATGGATGCTGCAATACAAGCGTTCCTAATCACCCTGGCTATCGTAGGCGGTGTTTTAAGCCCCGTGTTGCTCATTGCATTCATTGGCACGTTTGGCAACGCTATGAAAGCCCTGGCAGCCGGTTTAGAGGCTAAGGTTGAAGAGATTAAGAAGCAACCACCATTTGATGATGTAGAGCTTAACCTAAACCCAATGACCAAAATACTCAGTGGCAGGATTATCAAAGACGATAAAGTGCTATGGCAGGGCAGTGTGCGCCGCCAGCAGGATGATTTATAATGCCGGTCCATATTTCAGTAACAGATTTAAGCCAACCCCAAGTCGTTGCAGTGAGGGTTAAATAATGCTTGTTTATAACTACCCAAGAGCAGCTGGCAAGACCACAATTATTGTGAAGCACGCCATTGATCGCAACCTTGACGTTATGGTATTCGGTCCAGAGGAAAAGCGCCGATTATATAAAGCATTCCCAGATTTGAAACCAGGTCAGGTGTTTACTGTTGAAGAGGCAAGAAGCCGAAACCGTAAAGGATATAAATACGCTGGCACTGTAGTTGATAATCTTGATTTAATACTGCAGCAGTTGGCAGATAACCGTGTTAGTGCCGTATCGCTCACAGAGCCAATGGTAATGATGCAACACACTAGGGGGCAAGAAGATGGACGGTAAAAGCCAAGCTTGGCGCGATGCTGCAGACCGGCTATTAGAAGCCCTGGCACGTGATAACCAGTACATTGTTGGTGACATCCTAATTATCTTTTTGGAGTCAGCAGGGTACGGTTTAAGCGACTACACCCCACTAGGCGGCGTATTCAAACGTGCAGCCAAAAAGGGCATCGTGAGCCGCATTCAGAGCAACCGCAAGCAAGCCTTATGGAAAAGTGAAATATACGTGAGGCACGGCAATGAAAGCTAAGGCTATACTGCTTGATAGAAATGACCCAAAGGCGCTTTCACCGCGTGCTATTTTACACCTGAAAAAGCCTAGCCTTTGGCGGCGTATTGGCTACTGGCGTTACAAAATTATAATGTGGATCGATAGGAGGGCAAAATAATGCTTACATCAATTACCCATATAGTCAGGGATGATACGACTATGAAGCGATACGCTGTCTTTGCTACTAAAACTGAGGCTGCACAAAAAGAGGGTGATTATACCATCTGGCACTACCTCAACAGTACTGACAGCGCCCCAGAAGCCATACACTGGCGGCAAGGTGCTATTGAACACGATGATTATGACCAGGTAGTTATTGTGTCACCGCTTGAGCTTGAAATTAAATCTGGTTTTGGAGATAAATAATGCCTGAAATTAAACCACCAGTAGCAGCCACCACAAGCCCATCAGTACCACGCCTTAAAAATATGGTTGAACAGGTACTACGCGAAAACCCTAAGTATATGGGTATTGAAGCCCGTAACAGTGACATTGCCCTGCTGATCCTAATTTGGCAGCGTTGGTATGGAGTCAGTGACCTGGACAATGGCACAGTCCACGTGCGCCGGTTGCTTGATTTGCCCCGTGAGGATAACGTGAAGCGTGTACGCGCCAAAATTCAGAATGAAGAGCATAAGTATTTACCTACCAACCCAGATGTACTTATTAAGCGCGGTATTCTTGAAGAGTATTGGCAGGATGCACTTGGCTATAATCTAACTAAGGATGAATGGCGGCAGCATCACAAAAACGAAGCTGAACTTAAACAGGGTGAACAGAGGGCGATGCTATGAGTGAATTAAGCCTAGATGCACAGTATGAGCTTGCCGCCAAAGTCCAAAATCTGATTATGTTTGTTGGCTTACTTACCCCAGAAGAGATTGAGGGAATTAAGCAAATGCGTGACCAAGTTGAACAAAATATTAGTTCACTTAGCGCAATCAGTGGCACTATCACACCGCTTGAAGAGTCAGAAAATAAGATTGCCCACTATAAGGCAATTGTTAAGCGGTCCAATGCTATCCTGGCAATCGCTGAGAGCAATGCCGATATGCAGGCTGCAGACGCTGAATTTGAAGCCAGCAAAAAAGGTCGTGAAGAGATTAAGCGGATGTTTGGGCTATGAGCAAGCAAGAAATTCACTGTAGCCACGACTTGCCTATATCGCAGTGCCTAGAGCATTGGCAAGAGTTTTGCGAAGCCACAGATATAACTATTGAAGAGCGTGCTTTAAAATGGGCGCTGAGTGGTGACACCGGCGTATCATCCGAAACGCTTTGTGCATTTATGAGTGGCGTGCCGGTCCAGCGTATGCCAGGCTCACCAAGTGATGCTAGTGATCGTGGGCGCTGCATTAGGTTGCTTAAAATCATCCCAGAGTGGATACCGCGCCTAAATGAGCTTACGATGCTGGATAATAAAGAGGTATCAATAAACGGTGCTGACCCAGTGCCATACAGCGAAACTGAATATAGTTGGACGTACCAAATACCGCTAATCATTAAAGAGGGAGGTTTTTAATATGAATTTTGAATACAGAGTACTAAGCGGTGCATCAGCACAAAGCCTTGAAGAGCAAGTTATTGACCTATGTGCCAATGAGGGCTTTATACCTCAAGGTGGCGTTGCAGTCACCGTATACAGCATTGCTTATAAGCCAGGCATCAATACCGGTGACGGAGTAATGCCAACCAGTGAATATATTTATTCTCAAGCAGTGGTGAAAGTGAGCGCAAAAAAGTAATGGGTATCATAGCAGTAGTGTCAGAGACAACCCTGCTATGCGCTTTTGACTACGCTGTGGGGCGTATGACATATGTTGTTAGTGAAGTGACTGCAGACATCATTGATGCAGCCCCAAAGCTCAGTGACAAAGCTAAGGCGTATATGATTAAAGAAATAAACCGCCGCGATGAAGTGAATGCCCTGGGTATGTCATTTGACCGTGAAGCTTGGTTAAAAGTAAGGGAGGTATTACGTGCATAGCCCAGAAGTATTAGTATTTGCGGTTAAGTCACCATTTTGGCATACGTTTAAGTTTGCCAGCGGTAAGAAGCAACGCTTTCACAATTCAATTATTGAAGTTTGGCATATAGAGCCGCACGGTGCTGACAGTTTGACGATTTGCAAGAATAAGGTATATGACCAGGACGGCAAGTTTTTGCGCTGGTCCAGTGCGTGGAAGTGGCACGTTTGGCATTATAGAATATCGCCCAGCATTTTATATAGGTGGCGCAGGTATTTATTTACACGTTGTGCTGAGTGTGGCGGTCCAAGTCGCAAAGGCAAGCAAGTCAATCACAGAAATGCCGGTTGGGATGGTGCGCCAAAAACGCCATTGTGGTGTGGTGAAATAAAACTGTACCATTCTGGGTGTGTGGCTAAGGTATCAGCACGCGCTCACCACCACGATCCAAAAACTTGCTACCAATGCAAGCAAAAAGCTGAAAAAACAGAGGCGGCAAAGGTACTTGAACCCCTGTTTGGCATAAAATCTTAATGTCGTAAAATATGCTGGGTGTCAGCCAAAGTGGTTATGAGCATCAGCCCAGCAATTGCACGTGAGGTGCAGTTTAAAATACAAAAGCCGCGTTTAGGCATCTGGGCGCGGTTTTTGTGTATTGTAAAACTATGGGGAGTTTAGTATTATTGATACAGAACCATAAAAAGAATTGGAGATTAATTATGGCTAAGAAATCAGAACTTGAAAAAGAACTAATGCGCCAGGGCTTTAATGCCACCGTAGACACTGACGGCAAGCTCACTCTTGAGCCTAGCCACCTGCAACTTACGCAGATCAACGTACTGCTAATTAAAAGGGGCAGATATATCACTGATCCTGCATTAGTGCCACCTGAGCTACAAGATAAAAACATACTCTGGGTGCAAGAGCCGCCAATAGTCACCGCTACCACCAAATCAGGTGAAGAGATACCAGTATACGTTGAGCAAGTAATTACTGAATTTAAAACGGTACACCCAGATGATAACTAAATTAGAGTATTGCAATTGGACGTTTTGGGAGGTCATAAAGCGCAATAATGTATGGGGTATTAGTCGTGATTGTGATGATACGCCTCTAGTGCAAAAGCCTGGCATTGGTGCTTATGACTATGATGAAAGAGTGACATTAAAATTAAGCCGTGATGGTGGTAAAAACTGGGCTGCTTATAAATCTTCACTGCAACCACAAGTGCAGCAAAGATACCCATACCCAAGACCTGGCGCACAATGCCCTAAGTGCCACAAGCAAGTTAATGGTGTAAACCCGTATGATGACGGTGAGACCTGGCGGCGGTAATGGCTGTTATTGACCGGCGTAGAGTAAAGCAAGTAAAGACTGAGGTGGTTATTGTACACCGCCGCAAAGGGCGTGAGCGCGTCCGTAGCAAGTTTGATATTCAGTATGGATCAGTAGGCAAATGGGCGGTACTATGCGGCAGGTATACTACTTTTGGCTTGAATGTCACCACAAAAGTTGAGCAGGTGACCTGTATGCACTGCTTAAAAAGGATGGGTGAATAATGGACTGTGAAACAAACGGTAGCTTAACGATTACCGGCAATTTTGCCGAACTGCAGCAAAGCAAGCCAGAGCCTTTTAATTATGATCGTACAGCCAAGTGGATAGAGCCGTTTACTATGGAATGGCGCGAAGTAATGGGTGATGCCATATGTAGCTGTACTACTGTAGAAGTGCATTATGCGCCCTACTACGGCTTTGACTTTTACCATAGGGATAATTGCAGCTTAATGCGTAAACTTGCAGCACAGCCCCAAATAGCCAACCTAAGAGAGATTGTTTTACCGGCAATGACTCAGTGGGATGATAGCGTACCAAATGATGGCAAACTGCATATATGGGTGCATCGTAAAGTAACGCGTCCAAAAAAGGTTAAAGTAAAACGTATATTGCCGCAATTATCATTGCTGCAATAGGGAGTATAAATATGAATGATATTATAAAAAACCTACGGTCTATAATTGAAGATTTACACGAAGCAGGGTGTGATTATATTGAGGGATTTAACTACCCGAAGTCACAGGCAGCCGGTATGTACAAATGTGACTGTACGCGCGTTGAAGCGCTTGAAGATTTAGATAAGCTTGAAAAGTTAGTTTAAATATAGTGGGTCTTACCGGTCCAGTGTATTGACCCTGCAGCAAGCCTATGGGTAACACGTGGCTCAGGGCTTACATCAGTGCCGTGACCAGCAATTAGCGTACC